ATGGACTTAACCCCATTAACACACGACGAACTTTGCCAGATTGCCTGGCGCTTTCTTCAAAATAACGGCTTTAAGGTGGCATTTCATGACAGATTCAGAGCATGGACACCATACGGAGAGCAGGCCGATGCCATAGGTTTTCGCAATGGCGCATCCTGTCTCATTGAGGCTAAATGCTCGCGGTCTGACCTGCTGGCTGACCGTAAAAAGCCATTCCGCATCAATCCAGAAAAAGGTATGGGCGACTGGCGATTCATGATTAGCGAGCCGGGTATCGTAAATCTGGAAGACTTGCCGCCGGGTTGGGGGGTGCTTCACGTTGTCAAAGGTCGGGTAAAAAAGGTTCACGGATGGCCTGGTAATGGACTCTGGGTTAACAGAGATAGCAAGCCGTTTCAGGCAAACAAACAGGCTGAGTGCGACTACATGTTTAGCGCGCTTCGCCGCATGGATTTACGAGGTCATCTGAAAGAGGTTTATGACGGCGTAATCGTGAACAAGACAGAAGGAAACGCGGCATGACCACTATTACCAGAGAACAGGCGCAAGCCGTTTCAGATTTGAAAGCAGGATACACGCTCGGGCATGCCGATGTGGCGATTCTGAAGGATCTGGCGCGTATCGCGCTGGCATCGCTGGAGGCTGAGCCTGTGGCGTACATCATTCAGGACGCTGACGCCCGCAGTCGCGGAGAGAAGGGCATACTTCGCTATTTCGCAAATATTAGCGACGAGGATATAAACGAGTACGAAATCACCGTAACGCCGCTCTACACCGCCCCGCCAGCGCCGGTAGTGCCGGAAGAAATGACTATGGCAGATGCCATTATGGAAATTGATGCCAAAGACGCTGACAGGTGGACAGGGCGTATCGGTTTCCAAAAAGGCTGGAACGCCTGCCGCTCCGCCATGCTTCAGGGTGCTCCCGTTCGGTCATCTATGCCGGATGGTGTCGTAACGGCAGAACACCGTCGCGTTATTGAAATGCTGCTCAACGTTTGCGGAGCGGCGTTCGAACTTGCTGATGATAGTTGTCAGCAAGATGTTGATGGCGAAGAGTGCCATGTTGTTCCGAGCGACGCATTTCAGAAGTTAAGTGATGCGCTGGACGAAATCGAAAACACTCTTCCGACCGAAGATATCGATAGGCCTGACGTATTTCTTGCCTGGTCGGCAATGCCACGGGCTGCGCTGAAATCGCTTCTCCAGGCTGGCAACTCTCTGGTAATTCCAGATGGCTGGGTGATGGTTCCGGTTGACATGACGCCAGAGCAAATGCGCGCGGTTCAGATTAAATCCGAGCTTGGTTCATACGCTGCTGCGAACCTGTCAGGTGCTTATGCTTTATTCCGTGAGTTCTGGGATGTGTCAGTTGCAGCAGCACCGCAGCAGGAGGCTGAATGATGGCTAACCTGCAACTGGCAGTTAACGGTGAATACTTCGACCAGATGAAGTCAGGCGAGAAGACAGAAGAGTATCGCCTGGTGAATGCGTACTGGGGCCGGCGCATTCATGGTAAGGACTATGAACGCCTGATTATCACTCGCGGTTATCCAAAGCGTGACGACATGAGCAAGCGAATTGATATTCCTTACGACGGTTACGAAATCAAGGTGATCACTCATCCGCACTTTGGACCTGACCCGGTAAAAGTGTTCGCGATTAAGGTGAATATCAATGGCTAAATGTCGCGGTGTTTTAGGATTTCTGTTCGGTCATTCATATAGACCTGCCATTACCAAAGGCGCGCCAAATTTAAACCTGAAAGCCGGCCATGGTAGCAGCAGCGATATTTGCGAAATTATCGAAAAGACAAGGCCTGAGACGTATCACGGAATTTACTGCAAACGCTGCGGGAAGGTGATAAATGGCTAAATCCCCAGCGGAGCGCAAAGCTGCTCAGCGCGCCCGCCAGTCTGCCGCAGGTGATCGCAAAATTGAAGTGGTGCTGGATGCTCAGGAACTGGAGATGCTGGCGCAGAACTGCGTCGTCAGGCGCCCTGGTCGTGATCCTTACGAAATGTCAGAGTACATCGCGATGTTGATCCGCCAGGATGATGCCCGGGTGCGTGGGCGTATCAAATCAATCAGTAATAACCGGTGCGGTAAGTGTGGTGATGCGCTGCCGGTGGCGTCATGTCCGTGCGATGGTGATTCGGCATGTTGGGTGACGCGTGGCTGGCATGAAACTAAATTATCATCGTGACATGTCACGACATATTGACTAAACCCTCACATAATTATACTGTTTAAATGTACAGTATTTTATGTGAGGTGTCATTATGGGCTTTCCTTCCCCTTCCATGGATTACGCAGAATCAGCGCTGACCGTTTCCAGATTGTGCAACTATGATGCGAACTGCCGCGCAGTTGAGACATCGCAGGGATATGCTGTGATCAACATATCAAGAAAGGCAGCACAGGGTGATGCTGTTCTGGTTTCCTTTCATGGTCACATCCAGTTTGCCAGAGTACGCGGGAGAGCGCTTATCACTGATGACGGCGAAGCCATTGAAGGTTCCGCGCTGGACGATGCAGTTGTGATTGGTGTCCTGACCCATCTAATTAACAGAGCTACGCCAGAAGCAGACGAAGACATTCCCGTTATGTAACATTCCCGCCACCATGTTAGTATTACCACAACGGTAATTATTACCCTGGTGGTTACAATGCCTGCTGAACCAAAAGCCCACAAACGTAAATCAACGCAATTTAAGCCACTGACAGCGATGCAGGAGGCTTATTGCCAGTCATACATCAAGACGCCGGAGAACCAGACTCAGGCGGCGATTAACGCCGGATTCTCGCCAAACACGGCAGCAGTTAAAGCCAGCGTGATGATGCGCGATGAACGCATCCAGAAACGCATTGCCGAGTTGATGGAAGAGCGCAACAAGCGCCTGCGCGTCAGCGCCGATTATGTGCTTCTTCGCCTGGTAGAAATCGACCAGATGGATGTGCTGGATATTCTGAACGATGACATGAGCATTAAACCGGTTTCGGAATGGCCTAAGGTCTGGCGACTGTACCTGACCGGTTTCGAACTGGCAGACATGTTTGAAGGTCGTGGCGATGAGAAGGAACTGGTTGGTATCCTCAAAAAAATAAAATGGCCTGACAAGGTGAAGAACCTCGAGTTGATTGGTAAGCACGTTGACGTTATGGCGTTTAAAGAGCGTCTGGACGTTAACGTAAATGTGACTATTGCCGACCGTATGGCGGCAGCCAGGAAGCGCCTGAAAGAACGGCAGGGCGGTGACCAGTGACTGATACCGCGTTATCTCCTGAAGAGCAGTTGATCGAAGACATTGCCGGATTCACCTATGACCCGCTTGGCTATGCGCTGTACGCGTTCCCGTGGGGAGAGGATGGCACTGAACTTGCTCACGCTGCTGGTCCTCGCCAGTGGCAGGCTGACGCATTCCGCGAGATACGCGATCACCTGCAGAATCCCGCTACCCGTCACCATCCTCTGATGCTGGCACGCGCATCCGGCCACGGTATCGGAAAATCAGCTTTCATCTCGATGCTGATCAACTGGGGCATGTCTACCTGTGAAGACTGTAAGGTGGTGGTGACCGCCAACACCGATAATCAGTTGCGCACAAAAACGTGGCCTGAAATCATCAAGTGGTCGAATCTGGCTATCACAAAAGAGTGGTTCACCTGCACCGCCACAGCGATGTACAGCAACGATCCTGGTCACGACAAACGCTGGCGAGCTGACGCTATACCGTGGTCCGAGCACAACACCGAGGCGTTTGCCGGTCTGCACAACGAGCGAAAGCGCATCATCGTGGTATTCGACGAAGCCTCCAACATTGCCGATCTGGTGTGGGAGGTCGCTGAGGGTGCGCTGACGGACGAAGACACCGAAATCATTTGGGTGGCGTTTGGTAACCCGACGCGTAACACCGGGCGTTTTCGCGAATGTTTCCGTAAATATCGGCACCGCTGGAAGTGCGCGCAGATCGACAGCCGCACGGTGGAAGGCACCAACAAAGATCAGCTTAACAAATGGGTTGAGGACTACGGCGAGGATAGCGACTTCGTGAAGGTCCGTGTGCGGGGAATCTTCCCTGATGCGTCTGAAAACCAGTTTATTCCTTCTGGTCTCACGCAACCGGCTGTAGGCAGGGTGATTACTCCGGCACAGGTTCAGCATGCCGCTACCGTCATCGGTGTTGACCCGTCGCATCAGGGTAAAGACCCGGCTGTTATCTACCTGCGGCAGGGGCTGCACTGTAAAAAACTCGGTGAGTACCCGCGCACAACTGATGATGTCTGGTTTGCCAAGGTGATCGCTGACTTCGAAGATCAGTACCATGCTGACGCCGTATTCATCGATTACGGATACGGAACCGGGCTGAAGTCAGTTGGTGACAACTGGGGGAGATCGTGGACACTGATACAGTTCGGCGGCGGAACGGCAGATCCTGAAATGGCAAACAAACGTGGTGAGATGTACAAGTCAGCCCGTGACGCGCTGAAGCTGGGCGCGCAACTGGACAGCCAGGATTTAGCAGACGAGCTGAGCGCTCCTGAATACAAAGTCAGGCTCAAGGACAGCAGGAAGATTTTGCAGGATAAGGATGAAGTGAAAGAGTTGCTTGGACGGTCGCCGAACAACGCAGACGCCTATGTACTGACCTACGCATTCCCGGTCGTGAAGAAACAGCACATACCAGGACAACAGAATCAGCAGGGAAAGGCCATCACAGACTATGATCCGTTTGCATAAAAAAGCCCGCGCATCGGCGGGCTGATTGTGACATGTCACGATATCAACAATCACTATCAGGTTTCCCCACGGCGCGACAGGCCCACATACAGGCTTCCTGCATTTTGGTACGTGCGATATCCAGACAGCGCAAAGCTTCTTCTCTCTCATTTTCTGCCTGACTGCCTCGCTCTACAACTTCAGCAGCTACAGGTATGCGCTCTGCATCAATCAGCATGCAAAAATGACGGCTTACACTTTTGAGTCGGTTCATACTCTCAATGTCGCCAGCGGTTAATGTTCGGTAGCCTTTTATGGTACTGCCGTCCTGCGGTTTTGCTTCGCTCATGATTTTCACCTTAAAAAAAAGCCCGGGCGAACCGGGCGAAGTGGTAGCAATGGGAGTTGCCTTCCTTGGCAGTCACGGGTTTACAACACAACGTCATCGCAATGGCGCTCTGGTGTAAAAAGGGCGGTACCAGTTATTTCAAGGGATGGCCCTGCCACCGCCAAGTGTTGCCTGGCACTACGGTTATCACGGTCCTAAGGCGTGATTGGGTTGTGGTGGCCTGTGCTGATCTCAGACATAACTACCGTTTCAATGAGTAGCTGTTGCACGCGCATCAGCCTGCGCATTCACCACAACGCTGAGAGCACTACCTTCGCAGACACGCTAACCGGGCGAGGGCGGCTTCATCTCCAGTAATGCTCTCATCGTTGCATCCTCGTCTCTTCCGAGGTGTCACACCGTATCGCCAGGATGGTGAATCCCTTGTCCGTGCATACCGTTCACTGACTTGCACATTCCGGCTACCCGCTGGTGGATAAGGAACACAAAGGAACCACTCCGGACCGCTGCGACACATGTGCCATATGCCGTACTTCTCACATCTGAAAGCGCGCTCCACCGTCTGGATTTAACGACCCGGCTCAAAGGTCATTCACTGAAGCGCGCTTTAAGTTGTGTTCCGGTTACGTCTCCGGAGCGGTGCCATCTCCGCCGTCTGCATTATTTCATTACCTCAAGGGTAATTATTGATGCAATAACTGTCAATATCCTACGCTAAATAAAACATATGTGGTTAAATTGGTAATAATTTAATTGCGTACGGAGTCATTGTTATGTGCATGGGTAGCTCTCCATCAGTGCCAGCGGCACCGGAAGTGCAGGCCGCACCGCAGGAACAGGATGCTGCTGTAGTCGATGCTCGCGACGAAGAAACCCGCCGCCGCCGCGCTGCTGCAGGTCGTAGCTCCACGCTTCTGACTGGCTCGCAGGGTGATACCTCCGCAGCCAATACCAGCGGCAAAACTCTGCTAGGTCAGTAAACGGGGTCATTGTCATGGCGGAAACAACGAAAGAGCGGTTGAACAAACAGTTCGCACAACTTCAAAGCGAACGCCAGTCGTTCGAACCACACTGGCGCGAGTTGAGTGATTACATCAATCCGCGCAGTTCCCGCTTCCTGACTTCAGAAGTAAACCGTAACGATCGCCGCAACACGCGGATCATCGACTCAACCGGCACTATGGCGGCGAGAACTCTTGCCAGTGGCATGATGTCCGGGATCACCAGCCCAGCGCGCCCGTGGTTTCGTCTGGCAACTCCAGATCCTGAAATGATGGACTATGGCCCGGTGAAGCTCTGGCTTGAGACGGTACAGAACCGCATGAACGATATGTTCAACAAGTCGAATCTGTACCAGTCACTGCCGCAGTTGTACGGAAGTCTTGGCACATACAGCACAGGCGCGATGGCGGTACTGGATGATGACGAAGACATTATCCGCACGATGCCTTTCCCGATCGGCAGTTACTACCTGGCCAACTCACCACGCGGAAGCGTTGATACCTGTTTCCGTAAGTTCTCCATGACCGTTCGCCAGCTTGTGCAGGAATTTGGCCTGAACAACGTCAGCGAATCAGTGAAGGGCATGTGGGAAGGCGGCACGTATGAGAAGTGGGTTGATGTGATGCACTCAGTGTATCCAAACATCGACCGCGATACGGCAAAGCTGGACAGCAAGAATAAGCCGTTCAAATCAGTTTATTACGAAGTCGGTGGTGATAGCGACAAACTGTTGCGTGAATCCGGGTTCGATGAATTCCCGATCATGTCGCCGCGCTGGGAAGTGAACGGCGAAGATGTCTATGGCTCGTCTTGCCCTGGCATGCTGGCGCTTGGACCTGTTAAGGCTCTGCAACTCCTGCAAAAACGAAAGTCACAACTGATTGACAAAGCCACTAACCCGCCGATGGTAGGGCCAGCGTCGCTCAAGAATCAGCGTGTTTCACTGCTGCCTGGCGATATCACCTACATCGACCAGATTACCGGTCAGGACGGTTTCAAACCTGCTTACCTGGTAAATCCCAGCACTGCCGATCTGGTGGCTGATATTCAGGATACGCGGCAGACCATCAACAGCGCCTACTTCGTCGATCTGTTCATGATGTTGCAGAACATCAACACCCGCTCAATGCCGGTGGAAGCAGTGATCGAGATGAAAGAGGAAAAGCTTCTGATGCTCGGTCCGGTACTGGAACGCCTGAATGACGAATGCCTGAACCCGCTAATCGACCGCGCTTTCTCGATGATGGTGCGCAAGAACATGCTGCCACCGCCGCCGGACGTTATGGAGGGGATGCCGCTGAAGGTGGAATACATCTCTGTCATGGCGCAGGCGCAGAAGTCTATCGGTCTCTCCAGCCTGGCATCCACTGTCAACTTCATCGGTCAACTTGCAAAGGCCAAACCTGAAGCACTCGACAAGCTCAACGTTGACCAGGCGATCGACGCATTTGCTGATATGTCCGGCGTTTCGCCGACTGTCATCGTGCCGCAGGAGCAAGTTGAGCAGGATCGCCAAGAACGCGCGCAGCAGCAACAACAGCAACAGGCGTTGGCGATGGCTCAGGTAGCAGCGCAGGGAGCTAAGACCCTCAGTGAGGCGCAGATGAAAGATCCAAGCGCGCTCTCTGCAATGGCTCAGGCAGCAGGAAGGCAGCAGCAATGACAGATTACGACGACGACAAACTGAAAGAAGAGAACGCGCGTAAACAGCGCGATCAGGCCCAGCGTGAAATAGACGACATCCGTTTCGTCATGGACAGCAAGCAGGGGCGCCGCGTCGTCTGGTCAGTGCTGGAGAAAGGCCGCGTATTTTCCGCCATTCCTCCAATGGACGCGCTGGCAATGGCATTCAACGAAGGGCAGCGCAATCTGGCGCTGGAGTTATTTCAGCGAGTAATGACGCACTGCCCTGATCAGTATCTGAAGATGGCCGCAGAGGCCAGTGAACAGGAGTGAACATGAATTTATTTGAGCGTTTGCTGTATAGCCGCCTTTGCAATGAGCAGCTTGCTGACGGTGGCGCGGCACCTGCTACATCAGAACCGGCCCCCGCTGCTGGTGTTAATCCGGCTCCGGCTGGTGAACCAGCACCGAAAGAAGGTGATACGTCACAACAAGGCTCTGAATCCGATAAGCCAGCAGAAGATAAGCCTGCTGATGACAAAAAGCAGGAAGGCGATAAACCGGCTGAAAAGAAAGAAGGCGATAAGCCAGAAGGCGCGCCGGAGAAATACGAGTTTCAGGCCGCTGAAGGCGTCGAACTGGATACCGAAGCACTGAAGGAATTCGAGCCGGTAGCGCGTGAGATGAACCTGACAAACGAGCAGGCGCAGAAGCTAGTTGATGTCTATCCGAAGATCCTGGCTGGCGTACAGCAGCGACAGGTAGAAGCCTGGCAACAGACAACCGAGCAGTGGGCGGCAGACGTTAAGGCAGACAAGGAGATCGGCGGTGACAAGCTGCCTTCAAACCTCAGTGCCGCGCAGCGTGCTCTGGACCAGTTTGGTACTCCTGAGCTCAAGACATATCTGAACGATACCGGGTTGGGTAATCACCCTGATCTGGTGAAGGCGTTCGTGAAAATCGGTAAGGCCATGTCTGAAGACGGCATGGTCACCGGTAGTAATGATGGCCAGCGTAGTGCGGCCGAAGTGCTCTATGGCAAATAAGAGAGGAAATAACCATGGCTGTTAAAGGCTTAACTGCGCTGACGCTGGCAGACTGGGGTAAGCGCATCGACCCAAACGGGAAAGTCGATAAGATCATCGAACTTCTCGCACAAACCAACCCGATCCTTCAGGACATGCCTTTTGTTGAAGGTAACCTTCCTACCGGTCACAAAACGACTATTCGCTCTGGGTTGCCGTCAGCTACCTGGCGTTTGCTGAACTACGGCGTACAGCCTAGCAAATCAACCACCGTACAGGTTACGGATGCTGTTGGCATGCTGGAAACCTATGCCGAGGTAGATAAGTCTCTGGCCGATCTGAACGGTAACACTAATGATTTCCGCCTCTCTGAAGACCGCGCCTTCATTGAAGCGATGAATCAGCAGATGGCGCAGACTCTTTTCTATGGCGACTCCAGCGTTAATCCGCAGCAGTTCATGGGGCTATCTTCTCGTTATTCCAGCCTGTCTGCCGGTAACGCGCAGAACATTATCGATGCTGGTGGTACTGGTACCGATAACACCTCTATCTGGCTGGTGGTATGGGGTGAAAATACCGTACATGGCATCTTCCCTAAAGGTCAGAAGGCTGGCCTGCAGATGGAAGATAAGGGACAGGTTACGCTGGAAGATGCGAATGGCGGCAAGTACGAAGGCTACCGCACTCACTACAAGTGGGATAACGGTCTGGCTTTGCGTGACTGGCGTTACGTTGTTCGCATCGCAAACATCGATGTAAGCAACCTGTCAGATCCTGCTACTGCGGCAAACATCGCCAAACTGATGGTGAAGGCACTGCATCGCATTCCTAACCGTGGCATGGGACGACCTGTTTTCTATATGAACCGCACTATCGGCCAGGCGCTCGATCTGCAGTCGCTGGAGAAAACTTCTCTGGCGATCAGCGTGAAAGAGACCGAAGGCGAATGGTGGACCTCTTTCCGTGGTGTACCGATCCGCGAAACTGATGCTCTTCTGGAAACAGAAGCGCGCGTGGTGTAACGCCTGTTATTAACCTGTGGGCCTTAACTGGCCCATTAATGGAGAAAGAAGATGATCCTCGACAAACTGTTGATGTTCTCCGAAGCGCAGGCAGTTACGGCTTCCGCAGCTTCTACCGATGTAATCGACCTCGGCCCGATTGACGGCACCCGCCGCGATATCGGCGTCGGTTATCCGCTTGAGTTCTGGGCAATGGTGAATACCACGGCGACCGCTTCCGGTGCTGCTACTGTGAACGTTCAGTTGCAGACCAGCCCTGACAACAGCACATGGACCACTATCTATGATAGCGGCGCACTTGCGCTGGCTGCATTGACTGCCGGTAAACGTGTTGCTTCCGTCAAAGTACCTTCCGGAGTTCTGCGCTATCTGCGTGTGAATTATTCCGTCGGTACTGGCCCGCTTACGGCTGGCGCATTCACTTCCGGCATTAACCTGGATGTTGATGCAAATACGCCGTATCCGATCCGCTCAAAAGTAACCGGCTAAGGGGATATCGATGTCAGGTGAGAAACCGAAGTACCGCGTTCTGCGCCTTTCTCATATCCACAATAACCTGTGGCCGGAGGGCTCGGAAATTGAATACGACGGCGAGCCAGGTAGTGCACTGGAACCCATCAACGATGCAGCGAAGGCGGAGAAAGCAAAGGTTACAGGTAAGGCAGCAGAAACCGTAACCAGTGCCAAACCCATCAACGATGCAGCCGATGATGGCGTTCTGGATAAAATCCGCGAAGAGTATGAACTGCTCTTTAACGAGAAGCCGCACCATAACGCCAAAGCCGAAACGCTTCGCGAGAAAATCGCAGATAAGCGCAAAGAACTGGGCGTATAAGCCTCTCGTATCAGACAAGGGGCCTTCGGCCCCTTTATTGCAGGAGTGTATATGGAACTGGTCAACCTCAAAACCGGCACCGACAACTACCAGGACGAAAGCGGAGAAACGAAGACCCGCGACGAATATCCATGGGGGCTTTGCATCACGCTGAATAACGACACGCTGAATAAGCTCAAGGCGCAGCCGCAGGGTGTAGGGACTGAAGTGATGAATACTGCGAAGGCGGTAATTAAAGGCATTTCTGTGCGAGATGGTGAAGAAGGCACTTACCGTAGCGCAGATCTGCAGATCACCGACATGGCGATCGCACCTGCAACCGGAGAGCCTGATAAATCCGCTGCTGAAACCCTTTACGGTAACGGGGGTGAGTGATGGCTTCTGTTGTCGAGATCTGCAACCGCGCGCTGTCGAATATCGGCAACAGTCGCAGCATCAATAGCCTGACTGAGGCAAGCAAAGAGGCGGGGGAATGTTCCCTGCATTTCGATGCCTGTCGTGATTCTGTTCTGTCAGACTTTGACTGGAACTTTGCCACTAAACGCTTGGCGCTGGCCGATACGAATAACCCGCCACCTGACTGGGCGTATGCGTACCAGTATCCGTCTGATTGTCTGCGCATCACTGAAATCATGCTTCCTGGGGTACGAAACCCGACTGCTGCAATGCGTGTTCAGTATGAAGTTGGTTCAGATGCCGACGGCACAGGGAAGCTGATCTACACAGACCAGGCGCAGGCGTGGCTCAAATATGTAACGCGCATTACTGACGTGAACATGTTCGACGCTATTTTCATGGAAGCGCTGGCGTGGCGTCTGGCAGCCGCCATCAACATGGCTCTGACTGGCAACGCAGATCTCGGCACGTTTGCCCTCAACATGTACAACCGCGTGATCCTTAGCGCTGGTTCCCATAGCCAGAATGAATCACAGGAGCCGCAGCCGCCGGTGGATGAATTTACTGTAGCGAGGTTGTCCTGATGGCTATCAGTTGGATCCAGCCCAGCTTTGCCGGTGGTGAAATTGGCCCGTCGCTGTACGGGCGTATCGACATGGCGAAATACCAGGTGGCATTGCGCAAGTGCGATAACTTTATCGTGCGTCAGTATGGCGGCGTTGAGAATCGCCCGGGCACACGTTTTGTCGGCGCTGCAAAATATGCAAACCGGAAGTGCCGCCTGATCCCGTTCCAGTTCTCGACGGTTCAGACCTATGCTCTGGAGTTCGGTCACCAGTACATGCGCGTTATCAAAGATGGTGCGCTGGTGCTGAACAGCAGCAATGTTATTTATGAGATCGCTACGCCATACACTGAAGCTGATCTCTTTCGCATCAAATTCACGCAAAGTGCTGATGTTCTGACGCTGGTGCATCCAAACTATCCGCCAAAAGAATTGCGCCGCTATGCACATGACAACTGGCAACTTGTCGATGTAACGACGAAGAATGGACCATTTGAAGATATTAACGTCGATGAGTCTGTAACTGTGTATGCCAGTGCCAGCACCGGGACAATAACGCTGACGGCGAGCTCTTCCATCTTCGGTTCTGAGCAGGTGGGTAAATTGTTCTACCTTGAGCAGCCGGCGGTTGATTCAGTTCCGGTATGGGAAACAAGCAAAAGCACAGCGATCAATGATGTCCGCCGCGCCGACAGTAACTACTATCGCGCGAACACTGCCGGTAAAACCGGGACACTTCGCCCGTCTCACACGGATGGTATGGCGTGGGATGGGTGGGGAGGTACAGGAACTGATGATACAGGCGTGCAGTGGGAATACCTGCATAGTGGTTTTGGTATCGTCCGCATTACGGCCGCCAGCGGAACAACGGCAACAGCCACGGTACTTTCTTACATTCCATCACAGGTAGTTGGATCCGCTAATGCCAGCTACAAGTGGGCAAAGTACGCATGGAACAGCGTTAACGGCTACCCTGGAACTGTCGTCTATTATCAGCAGCGCCTGTATTTTGCAGCCTCCACTGCATTCCCACAGACAATCTGGGCAAGCCGTACCGGTGACTATAAAGACTTCGGCAAGAGCAATCCTACACAGGATGATGACCGGATCATTTACACCTATGCCGGGCGTCAGGTTAACGAGATCCGTCACCTTATTGACGTCGGTTCGTTGGTGGCGCTTACGTCTGGTGGTGAGTACGTCATTACCGGCGATCAGAATAAAGTGCTTACTCCTTCTGCATTCGCTTTCAGTTCTCAGGGTTCCAACGGTTCAAGTAACGTTCCGCCAATTGCCGTTGCTAATATCGCTCTGTTTGTTCAGGAGAAGGGTAGCGTGGTCCGTGACCTCGCCTATTCATTCGATGTCGACGGATATCAGGGTAATGACCTGACCATCCTGGCTAACCATCTCTTTCAGAAGCGCAGCATTGTTGACTGGTGCTTCTCTATCGTTCCGTACTCCAGCGCTTTTTGCATCCGTGATGACGGAAAATTACTGGTGATGACCTATCTCCGGGATCAGCAAGTATTTGCATGGGCTCCGCAGTCCAGCGCCGGGAAATACGAAAGCACATGTAGCATCAGTGAAGGGAATGAAGATGCGGTGTATTTCATCGTCAACCGGACTATTAACGGGCAGGTTGTCAGATACATCGAGCGGCTTTCTAGTCGCATGTTCACCAACGATGAGGATGCATTCTTTGTTGACTCAGGGCTGAGTTATGACGGGCGAAACACGTCAACCAGGACAATGACCATCAGCGGCGGATCCGGTGACTGGAGTTATGAGGTTGATTACCCGGTTACAGTGAGCGGAGGCTCTTATTTCAGCAGTAGTGACATTGGCGCGCAGATTCAATTCCCGTATACCGTAACAGATCCTGACAATGGTGAAAGCGTTGCCAAAGAGCTTCGCGGTGACATCATTTCTGTAACCAGTAACACGGCTGTCGTCGTTCGTTTTAATCGCGATGTGCCGGCTGTTCTTCGAAACGTCGCAACCACCAACTGGCAGATGGCGCGTCAGACGTTCGGCGGCCTGTCGCATCTTGAAGGCCAGAAGGTGAATATTCTTTCTGATGCCAATGTTGAACCACAGAAAGTGGTTTCTGGTGGATCCGTAACTCTGGAATCTCCTGGTGCAGTGGTGCACATCGGACTGCCAATCACTGCTGAGTTCGAAACGCTGGACATCAATATCAACGGACAGGAAACACTTCTTGATAAGAAACAGGTGATACCAGCCGTAACGCTGGTGGTTAATGCCAGCCGTGGTATCTGGGCGACTACACCCGGCGGTAAATGGTACGAGTATCCACAGCGTGAATTCGAGTTTTACGACGATCCTGTTGATGATGCCACCGGGAAAGTGGAAGTGAAACTCGACAGCAACTGGGATAAAAACGGGCGCGTAAAAATACGTCAACTTGACCCGCTGCCGCTCTCCGTACTGGCTGTTATTCCTCGTCTGACTGTAGGGGGATTCTGATGATCGATGTGCAATTACTTCCGGCCACTGAAGAACACCTGCAGATGATCCTGCCGAATGTCCGCCAGGCGGATATCGATGAACTGTATGCCGTGTCTCTGATGACAACAGAGGCGGCGCTGCATGTTGGTCTGCGCACCGCAACAATGGCATGGTCTGGATTTGCTAACGGCGAACTGGTCACCATGTTCGGAGTGTCTCCGGCATCCATGATAGGCGGCAATGGTATTCCCTGGCTGGTCAGTACGCATCTTGTCGAAAAGTATCAGAAGACATTCCTTCGCCGCAGCCGTCATGCACTTCAGGACATGCTGACCGTATATCCACGTCTGGAAAACTACGTCGATGAGCGAAACCACGTTGCAAAAGCGTGGCTGCACTGGCTCGGCTTCCGCCTTGAAGATGCTGCGCCATATGGTGCGCTTGGCCTTAACTTCCACCGATTCCACATGGAGAGAAAATAATGTGTAACCCGGCATTGGCTCTTGTCGCAGTAACAGTCGCTTCATCGGCAGCTTCAATGTATAGCCAGAGACAGCAATCAAAATATCAGTCAGCAGTGGCAGATCAGAATGCTGATATTGCGGAGTCGCAGGCACAGGACGCAGTTAACCGTGGAAACATCGAAGCGGATCAGCGCCGTCGTGAGATGCGACAGCGTGCCGGTACTGCTGCGGCAACCATGGGGGCTACTGGTGCGGAGTTGAGCAGCGGTACCGCTCTGGATGTTTTTGCTGATAACGCTCAGTTCGGAACGCTTGATGCATTAACCACAGTGAACAACGCACAGCGTGAGGCATACGGCTATCAGGTGCAGGGCATGAACTCACTTGCTCAAGGTGAAATGGACAGAAGTGCGGCCAGATCAAATATAACTCAGACTCTTCTTACCACACCGTTAAATGCCGCCGGGGCTTATAAGATGGGTGGTGGAGATTTGAATAAATTGTTCAGTCGTGATGCCGCACCAATTTCAGCAGCAGTTGGCACTCGTACAGGGCGCTAAGGAGATATCATGCCAGTCGTACCAACCACATCAGGGCGCCAGGTTCAAAGCAGAGGTGTACAGACTAGTGGATTTACCGTCAGGGCAAATCCAGAGGCATTCGGCGCTGGCCTATCTAATGTAATAGACAAATATGCTGGTGTTTATGCAGAGGCCAAACAACGCGCCAATGTTGCGATGGCTCAGGATGCATCATTAAGCCTGAGCCAGATAAGCAGTGATCTCCTGAATAACCCAGAAACTGGTCTGCTCAACCTGAAGGGGAAGAATGCGATCGGCAAAGGCCAGGAGTACACGCAGCAGTTTGATTCACAGGTAGAGCAACTGTCGATGACGCTTCCTGATGAGCAGTCACGCAATGCTTTCCTGCAACAGGCGCAACAGTATCGCGTACAGTTCACCACGCAGGCCAGACGACATGAGATCGGGCAGATCAATGCGTACGAAGAAGGACAGTTCCAGGCTACGCTGCTGAATAACGGAAAGAATGCCGCTGCGATGTACAGCGACAATGCCGCGTATGTGTCTGCAAACCAGCAAACCTTTCAGCAGATCGATGAATATGGCGCTGCGCATGGCTGGAGCGATGAGCAGATTCAGGCCAAGAAAATCGAGTTCAAAGAGAAGGTGGCAGATGCTGCTCTTTCCCAGTGGTCGGCAAATAATGCGACAGCATTCATTCAGAGCAACGGCGAGTTAAGCGATACGGTTGCGGGTTCCCGGCGCGCTGTATCAGATGGCGGTACCGCTGATGGTGTCCGTGGTATCCGCAACAATAACCCTGGAAACCTCGAATACAGCAAAACCAATCCGTGGGTAGGCCAGACCGGTGATGATGGTCGATTTGCTAAATTTGAAACGCCTGAACACGGGATCCGCGCTCTCGGTCGTAACCTGATGTCATATCAACGGCAGGGTATTGATACCGTCAGTGAGATCATTAATCGCTGGGCGCCGCCGACTGACAACAATGACACAACTTCCTATATCAAAGCGGTGTGCGAGCAGTTGGGTGTTTCTGCTGATGAGCCTCTTGATTCGTCTAACCCTGATACCCTGAAGGCACTTTGTGCTGCGATCATTCATCATGAGAACGGTAGTCAGCCATACAGCGATCAGCAGTTAACCAGCGGCGTCAGCGCGGCGCTTGGGCTGTCATCCATTCCAACCAATACCAAACGCTACACCGGCAACGCGGCATTCGATGCGGCATCTCCAGAAGCACAAGCCAGCTTCATGCGGCAGGCAGATCAGATGCGTCGACAGCAGCAGGCAGAATACAAAACGACGATTGACAGTCAGGTGCGTGATGCAACAGCGGCATATATGCGCGGTGTTGAGTTTCCAAATCCGCCTGATGAGGCTGCTTTCATGGCGGCCTATGGTGTGCGTGAGGGTAACCTTCGGTACACAGAATTTAAAAATACTCAGATCGCCGGACAGTACATCGGCTCATTCCGCAATATGCCTACCAGCAGCATCACCGCATACGTCGATCAGTTGCGTCCTGATACTGGTGAGACTGGTGAAGGGTACGCGTCACGCGCCGCGCTTTATGACAATGTGGTTACCGCTGCAAATCAGGTAATCAAACAGCGCCAGACTGACCCTGTGCAGTTCTCGCTTGCCGCCGGGCAGACGAAGCCGATCGACATGAACAACCAGGCAAACTTTGGGCAAAGTATAGCGTTGCGTGCTGCACAGGTTAACGATCTGGCAAAAGCATACGGTACGCCGCTGACATTCTTTTCCAAAGAAGAAGCGAATCAGATCGGCACTTTCTTCCGTGATGCTCCGGTTTCTCAACAGTCTGCGTACCTCGATACCATACGTCAGAGCACTGGAGGCGGTCAGGTGTACATGTCAGCACTCCAGCAGATAAGCGCCAATGCACCTTCTGCTGCCGTTGCCGGGATCCTGATGGACAAGCCAGGCGGTATGGTGGCAGAGAAAAACTGGTTCAATCCTGATGTATCGGTATCACCAGAAACAGCAGCGCAAACCATCCTGTCCGGCGCTGCTGCACGGAAAGGAACTGATGATGCTAAGGGTATCGCAATGCCGAAGGATACCGATCTGCGCCTCGAGTTCTCGGACATGGTGAAGGACGCATTTGCCGGTGACGCGCAGGGCGCATCAATGGCCTATGAGATCGCAAAGGACTATTACGCCGGTGTGATGGCGAAGAAGGGCGTGGTGTCTGGTGAAATTGACAGTGACACGTGGAAGCAGGCTGTTAACGTAGCTACTGGTGGCGTGCACGATTATAACGGAATGGGCAATGTCCTGCTGCCGTGGGGCATGTCATCAGAGCAATTCGATAAGCAGGTTGATCAGGCATGGAAAGCACAGGTTACTGGCGCCGGGATTAAAGCACCGCCAGGCCAGTACGGTCTGCAAAGCTATGGTGACAGCCAGTATCTGGTGAAGCTCGGTACTGGTTATCTGCTGAAAGATGACGGCACGCCTGTCGTTATCGATCTCACACAGCAGCGTCAGCGCTTCTCAGGAGATATTCCACAATGAGTTACTTCGGCCTTAACCCGGTTAACCAGAACCAGCAACTTGATGAAGCGGCTTCAAATCCTGCTGGCTTTAACAGTGATGTTGGTTTCTTCGACAACACGGTAGGTGCGGCAGCGTCCGGTCTGTATTCCGGCCTAGTGGCAAAACCTGATCAGTTGCTGTGGGCCGGGATGGATAAAATCGTATCTCCTATCGCTCAGTTCGTTAACGAGAATACGCCCATCAATGACACTTCAGCTTCATACATTGCCGAACAGCGCAAACTCGCAGAGCAGCAGGTTAAACGGCTGACGCCTGACGCTGCGACAACTGGTACGGCCGGACAGGTGCTTTATGGGCTGTTCGATATGGGCGGCCAGGCTGTTGTTGGTACAACGCTAGGTGGTCCGGTCGGCGGCGCAGCGGCGGTAACTTCTCTGCAGGGCTTCTCAGAATTTGAACGGCTGACAGCGCAGGGTGTTGATTTCAGAACAGCGCAGGAAGCTGGCCTGGTGCAGGGCATCACTGCTGGTGCCGGAACACTTATCCCGATGAGCCTGGGGTTGCGTGCTGGTGGCGCGCTTGCTGAAGGTGTCGGTGCGCAACTGGCGCGGACCGGGGAAAGCGCAGTACGTAGCGCAGCGGCCACAGCAGTACGCGCAGCGCCTGATATAGCCTACGCTGCTGGGACTAACATTGCGTTTGGCATGGCGCAGCGAGGGCTGACCGCAAAGACGCTGCGTGATGGCGGTTATAACGAAATGGCGAACCAGTACGATGTTTTTGATCGTCAGGCTATCGCCATTGATGCGGTTCTTGGCGTGGCGTTCGGCGGTGTCGGCAGGTTTATCAATTCCCGCGGTGAAGCAGCCAGTGTCCCGGAGTTTTCACCCGCTGATGTCGATGCGGCGCTGGCGGCAAACGCAGCCCATCATGCTGAGATTGATATTGCTCCCGGCGTGCCGGTTAACGTTCTTTCGCGTGACGCGCATATTCAGTCACTGCAAAAAGCAATGTCTGATGTCAGCCAGGGTAGACCGGTTGATGTGGCCAGCATTGCGGAACCGGCTTCTTTCACTGAATTACCCGGGCGTCGCAACCTGATATCTCAGGCGATCGATGAAACGCTGTATCGTACAGAGGAAGGAAGCACTCAGGTTGCAGTTGATACCATGGCGCTTGAGCAGCAAGCGGCGCGGGCTTTAGACGTTGAGCAGGTTAATCAGTTACAGACTGATATCGCTGGCATCGAAAGATCCATTGAAACTCTCAATCAGGAACGCTCTGGAGTGTTGAACGAACAACCATCCGGCAGTGGGCGTGATTTGTCCCGAGCACGCGCAGCGCGTCAGGAAAGGCTGCGTGATATTGACCAGCGTATCAATGACGAGTCGGTCAGACTTCAGGCGGCAAAGGATAATCTGGCGGCGAATGTTGAGGGTGGGGTTAACTTTGAGGCGCGAGCGGAATTAGCCAGGCGCCAGCAGGCAGAAAGTAATCTCAATGCTCAGGCTGTTTCATTCTACAAAACGGCAGAGGTCCGGACTCCTGACGAGACTGCACCATTTGAACCCGGTGCCGTATTGCGTCAGGCAGAGCAAATGCCAACGGCGGAGCAGGCCGGAGATATGGATCTGCGTATCGCTGAAGACTCACTGGTTGAGTCACCTGACATGATGATCACCGTTCTCGATGATGAAGGAAACCCACAGTCGCGTAGCGCCCGGGAAGTACTGGACGAAGCAAGCAGAGAGAATGAACAGGCTATACAGGATTCCAGTCTTTTTGATGTGGCTGTAGCGTGTTTCTTGAGAGGGTAATTGAATGAGACAGGAATGTATTCAGGCGGTGCAGCAGGCCGCACAGCGCACGCTTACGGCGCGAGAAATTCAGAACATAGAGGACCGCATTTACCGCAATATGCGATCTATCGCCCGTGACGATCCTCTATCATGGCGTCAGCTTAACGACGCTGAACGGCTGCGCCGCGCCGGGCAACTGGCGGCTGAAGAGTTGCAGCGAGAAGCGGCACTGAAAAAACGCCGTGTCGCGCTTACCATCGCAGCGCGCCAGCGCCTGGACAACTTCATAAACAGTTATCAGGGGGCTGATGGAAAGCTCGGTGCTCTCAACCGCACGATCGCCTTCAGTGCCGACGGTAAATCAAACTTCCTGTCTGTTGAGTCCCGCACAAAAGCGACACGTGATTACGCATTAAGCCAGTTGCAGGAAGCATTCGAAGCTGTAGACCCTCGTTTCTTTGGCCTGTTTGAAGATGAAGCCGGCGTGCGCGATCTGGTGTTCGAGATGCGCGGGCAGAATACCGGCAATGCGAAGGCCAGAAAAGGGGCGAAAGCCTGGGGAGAAGTGACCGAGCTTTTACGCCGTCGGTTCAATGATGCTGGTGGCGATATTGGGTATCTGGAGAACTGGGGCATACCTCAGCATCACTCTATGGAAAAGGTTGGTGCGGTATCGAAAGATAAATGGGTAAGTGATGTGATCGGCAAACTCGATCGCAAATATTACACTCGCGCCGACGGCCAGTTGATGAATGATACTGAGTTATCCGCTTTTCTCGGTGAAGCCTATAACACGATCGCCACTGGTGGACTGAATAAACTTACTGATACCGGTATGCGTATCTCAGGTGCGCGGGCAAACCGAGGCAACGCGTCACGCCAGATCCACTTTAAAGACGCTGATTCATACCTTCAGTACCAGCAGATGTACGGCGACAGGTCACTCTGGGAAATCATGGTAGGCCACCTGGAAGGTATCAGCAAAGATATTGCGCTGGTGGAGACATACGGGCCAAACCCGGATCACGTGTTCCGCTCTCTGCTTGATCAGACGAAATCAGAGACAGCCACGGCTAACCCGCAGAACACCGGTCGTATAGAGCGACAGGCGAACAACACAGAGAACCTGTACAACTTCATTTCTGGGAAGACGCAGCCGGTAGCGAATCCACACATCGCCCGCTGGTCTGACAACATCAGAAACTGGATGGTTGCCAGCCGTCTCGGCTCCGCGCTGCTTTCATCATTCTCTGATCTCGGAACCATGTACCTGTCTGCGAAGGTTACCAACCTTCCGATGAACCAACTTTTCCGTAATCAGTTAGAGGCAATGAATCCCGCGAACCGCACTGAACTGGCGCGGGCCCGCCGGGCTGGCCTGGCAATGGAATCACTACTTGGCAGCGTTAACCGCTGGGCGATGGATAATATGGGGCCGTCTGTGTCCCGCTGGGCGGCAACCGCTGTAATGCGTGCCAGCGGCCTGACCGCGTGGTCAGATGCGCACAAGCGCGCCTACGGCGTCACCATGATGGGGAGTTTGGGAGAAGTCGTCACCAGAACACCGGATCTTCGCAGTCTCGATGATGCTGATTTCCGCATACTGAAAAGCAAGGGGATCACCGATACCGACTGGAGCGTCTGGAAACTGGCACAACAGGAGGACTGGGGGAAAGGCAACGATACGATGCTGACGCCGGAAAGCATCATGCGTATTCCAGATGCTGCTGTAGAGCATCTCGGAGCACCGGAACGCGTGAAGTTTGAAGCGATGCGTAAACTACTCGGAGCAGTGACCGAAGAAGTGGATATGGCGGTCATCACGCCTGGCGCACGTGAGCAGATGGTTACCGGTTCAGGCATCCAGCGCGGGACATGGAAGGGAGAACTGACCCGTAGCGTATTTCTGTTTAAGTCGTTTCCGATCTCCGTTGTCATGCGTCACTGGTCGCGCGCTATGGGTATGCCTTCTGCCGGTGGGCGTGCGGCATACATCGCGACGTTTATCGCCAGTACAACCATCCTTGGCGCGTTGTCGCAGCAGTTAAACGATATGGCATCAGGCAGGAATCCTCGTGATATGACCGGTGATGATGCCGCAAAATTCTGGCTTGGTGCATTACTGAAAGGTGGCGGCCTTGGCCTGTATGGTGATTTCCTTCTGTCAGATCACACCAGATATGGCAGCGGTGCGCTGGCGTCAATGCTTGGCCCAGTGGCCGGTCTTGTTGATGATGTCGTTAAGATTGCCCAGGGTATCCCGCTAAATGCTGTCGAAGGGAAAAGTGAACAGACTGGCGGTGATCTGGTTAAACTTGGTAAAGGTCTGACGCCTGGTGCGAATATCTGGTATCTGAAAGCGGCACTGGATCACATGATATTCAATCAGATGCAGGAGTATTTTTCTCCTGGCTATCTGCGTAAGATGGAGCAGCGTTCGAAGAAAGAGTTTAACCAGACATACTGGTGGCGTCCGCAGGATACGACGCCTCAATAGTGAGGCTAAAATGTTCATTTACATATTGATAGCCATAGTGATTGTGGCGTTAGGATTAATGAACCGTAAAGGCATTATTGATGATGGTGAGTTTGCCGTCACGATAGTGCTCATCCTGTCTGGCGTTGCTGGATATTTAGGTGTTTCACAGTATTAGCGTGACATGTCACAAGGAATATCATGAATAAAACAGCATTGTTACTAATTGCTCTTGTGCCACAAGTTGTCTCAGCAGCCGTGTTTGGCGGGAGCAATCTAGGTTATGGTGGATATCCAGAATTCACTCAAATGGAACCAACTCCCCCATATTCGAATGATCAATACGCATGGGATAACTATCTCAGAGAGGTTGAGCGATACACCTCTGATGTGAAAGAGTATCTCGAAGATGCCAATAACGATATGAAGAGAATACAAGAGGCTCAGCAGGAAGCTATCGACAAAGCCAATAGTGTTGTTGAGGAATATAATCGTAATTTAAGTTTAAGGTAATTCAAGGCCGCAATCGCGGCCTTTTCCTCACGTTGTTTGCCGCCGCAACTGCTCAACGCAATAATCCAGGTGCGTCTGCAAATCCTTCATAGATAACTGTGAACTGGTGACATAGTTCACCAGCGCTGTCAGTTCCGCCAACGGGCCATCAACGTTAAATCCGTCTTTGTCCAACTGGCGCAGCAATGTCATAAGGTGTGAGTCCTCCACCAGGGATATGACGCCTCCCGGCGTGTGTACTCTTTCCGCAAATCCATCTTCCAGCGGGTGGTGATACTGCCGTTGCATCTCTTCATCTCCATGCAATCACTGTATGCTTATACAGTAGCAAAGACTTTCTCCACTATCCAGCACGGAATGCAAATTACCCGAGCGGTAATAACTTAGTTGAATGTTATTTATTCGATACATATACGGTTATTCAGGTAATAGAATGGATGGGACTGCATGCGCGATGGGCGCACAAGCTATCCGGAGATAATGACATGACGGTCTCAACCGAAGTTGACCACAACGATTACACTGGGAACGGCATCACGACGACATTCCCTTATACCTTCAGAATTTTTCAGAAGTCTGATCTGGTGGTTCAGGTTTTTGACCTGGATGAAAACATAAGCGTTCTGGTCCTTGATACGGATTACACCGTTACGGGTGCTGGAGGATACACCGGCGGGAACGTCATTCTGTCAACACCTCTGCCCAGTGGGTATCAGATTTCGATATCGCGTGAACTACCTGTTACTCAGGAGACAGACCTCCGCAACCAGGGTAAGTTCTTCGCTGAGGTGCATGAGGATGCATTCGATAAGCTGACGATGCTTATCCAGCAGGTTAGAAGTTGGTTCAGCCTGGCGTTGCGAAAGCCTACATTCGTGGCAAATTACTATGATGCTCTAAATAACTATATTCGAAATCTGAGAGACCCTGTTCGTCCGCAGGATGCCGCAACCAAAGGGTATGTCGACAGTTTGTCCGGAACAAATTTAAACAGAACCCTGCGAGTTCCAGAAGCATTAATATCTGTTTTACCTGATATTGAAGGCAGAAAAAATAAAGCATTAGGTTTCGACGACGCCGGGGAGCCATTGCTATTAGATCCATCAGGAAGTGGATTGTGGGGTTATGTTCTGATTGATTCATTCCAGTTAGGGGCAGCAATATCCGCGCGCTACCAGGCGCTACGATGGACTCTACCGGATGGCAATGGAGAGTATTATCGTTGGGATGGAGCGCTTCCTAAAGTTGTACCACCTGGATCAACTCCCGATACAGCAGGTGGTATAGGGCCAGGAAAATGGATCGGTATTGGCGATGCATCATTGCGAGGGCAATTAAACAACACATTCACAGATGTTAATTCATTGAGGAATTCAGAAAACCTTATCCCAGATATTCCAGTATTGCTCGTTAATTACTATTCGGGTATTGGAGGAGGAGGCGGGGCGTTCTATGTTGATGATGCAGATACCACGTCAACAGATAACTCAGGAACTGTTTTCATTAACTCTTCAGGGCAGCGGATCAAGCGGGTGCTCGATGGTGTATGCCGCTGGTCAGACTTCGGAATTCTTCCAGGCATGCCGGTAGCGCCAACAAAATTGCAGTGTGAATCCGTTTGGGCGTGGGGTTTCGAAAACGGATGTAAGCGTTATGAGACCTTCCAGAAAGGCGAAATGACGTTCACTTTCCCTCTGTTGTTTCAGGTTCCTGCTGACTGGACTGGTGGTGCTGTTAGCTTTATTGCAGAAGGGCTACATAAGTTTGCTTATGATTTCACCAATGGTGCTACTGATGACGTGGTTGAGATCATCCTCAAACTTGAAGACCTGTCAGGGAATACACCCATCCATTCTATCTATAATTTCGATAACATTGGCATGGGGCGATTTCCAGGGAAAAACATTCGCTATACAGCACTTCGACACACATCAGCTAAAAACTCTGTAATTAAGGTTAGAGGTAAAAATAACTACGGATACGGCGTGTTTCTTGCTAACAGTGATAACAGCATTGTCTACGCAGATTTATATAACTGCAATGGTCAACTTCTTGTTACTTCTCCTGCTGGCTCTTATGACAATTTTGGTGACGGGGTTTATATTGGCGCTAAGAATGTGACAATTGAGAACCCAGTTATCGTTACGACAGAAGGCGGCAGGGCTGGAATAGTGTATGAAGGTACGTCAGTTGATATGGTAGGTGGTACAGTTATAAGCCCACGAATCGTCGGATACGATCGCGGAATTCATATCGAGACTGTTGGTTTCAGAATGGATGCGGTTAATATCATTGGCGGTAGATTGCAGGACTGCAATACGTCAATACTGGTTTATAACGGTGTTACAACTGACATGCAGAGCGACCTGTCAGTGATTGTAAAAGGCGTTACATCTCGCAGAGACAATGCGGTTTCTGAGCATGCCAATGCCGCTAACTTCTCTCAGGGTCACTTCATGGTTTCTGGTGTTAACGCTCAGATAACAACAGAGGGTTGTTCATGGCAGAACCATGTTAACAATATCACTGTCGCTGGCAATGGAAAGTGGGTTAGCGATGGCGATCGAATGTTTTCTAACTCAGGAGGTATAAACCTGCCTTTTACTCGCGGAAGCGAAATACGCAATCTTTACGCACCAACAAACAGAAACCTGTTCAATAGTAATGGTGATGTACGCTTCAGGGATTCTTTCTGGGGTGGTGACATTAGCATTACTGGTGGTAATAAAACAATTATTGATAATGTAGAAATGTCTAGGCAAGGAGGTTTTGCAAACTGTGGTCGTATATCTTTAACAGGAACGGCTAATAGCTCAATATTGAGAAACATTATATTTCAGTTTCCTGATTCATGGGCTATTGATAATACGCAAACATTACAAGTACCAACCTGCCCGATAATTGAAAACATACACATATCAAGCTCAGCAACAGGAACAGCAACCCTCCAGAGAAACTCAGAATCAGGAGCTAATAATAGATACAGACGATCTATGCCGTCGTATATATCGAATGGCACAACGTGGACAATAGTCAGTTAAACATAATAGCCCACTATATGTGGGCTTTCTTTAAATACCTTGCCAGATAAATGGCTCTTTTCTCTATTGCAACATGTATGACCCACGATACAAACAAACAAATTGAAATGACAAGCAACATGCTTGCAGCTCCTTTGCTTGAGTAAAAAGGAATCTTAAATGAGTGCAAGAATAACAAGGTAATTGGATGTGTTATATAAAAAGAATAAGATAAGTCACCTAGTGTATTCAGTGTCCTACTGTTATTTATAGGTGACTTCTGATCAATGAGTATCGCACAAATAAATATAATTGCACAAGGGATTGCAACACCTAAAGGACCGTGACCTGTCAACTGATAAAGCATTGATACAGAAACAAGAGATGCCACATATAGAATAAATGGATTTATAAATGACAAATGTGTTCTAATCTTAAATACTAACATTCCAAATACAAATTCAAGCATCATCGGAGATGCAAGAATTTTAAATATAAAAATATTATCAAATATCACGCCGTTATTTCTAGCGTATGCTGACAGTATTGATTCCCTGTCTGACAGCATAAATAATACTATGAATGTGATAGTTATTATTGCACCACAAATCTCAGCTCTGTATTTATGACTAAACGTCATTGACACCATAAAGATTAGATAGAATAAAATTTCAAAAGTTAAAGTCCATGCTGTGCTTATTAATGAAAACCCAAAAAATGGCGGGACGGCTGTTGAATCGTATGGAATAAGTAATAATGATTTTAACACCACGGAAGCATTAATTTCTTTTGCTCCTGTAATCATAATAACACCCATCATTAACAATATTCCAAACCAGTATGTTGGAAATATTCTAAAGAAACGCTTCAATGCAAATGATGATGCAGATCCATCCTTTTCAGTTGATAGCAAAATAACAAACCCACTAATCATAAAAAAAAGGTCAACACCAAAGTAACCATTACTAAACAGTAAGCTACCCAAATTTGATTGCGCATAAACCCCATTCAGCATAGCTCTTTCATGATAGAAAAAAACCATTAATGCAGCTATACCGCGCATGTAGTGTATAGATTTTATCATTTATGATACCGGTAAATCTCAATTTACATCATGAGATGAATGTACGCTTGTATGTGATTTTACCCAAAGGGTAAAATTAAGTCTACTTACAATCGTAATTTTAACCATATATGGTTTATTGTGTATGATGGACTCACCAACTAAGGGGGTTCTTATGCTCAGTAAACGGTGGTCATTATGTCAGCCGGGTTAACCAGTGAGTCATTAAATCAGTGGCTTAGTATGGGTTCGCTCGCTGCGGTAATAGCCGGTGTCCCGCCAGAGGTGGCACTCGGTGCTTTGGCTGGTGCGGTAATTTTTGTTACCTCAGCAGTCGAATACCCGATCCGTCGCCGGGTTCTCCTGTCGATGCTCAGCTTCCTCTGTGGCCTTCTCTTTTACAAACCCACAGCATCCATTCTTATCGGCGTAGCCAGCCTGATCCCTACCATCACGCAGGACTCTTTCGAGAAAGGGATCGTCTTCTCCGCTGGCGCGTTCGTGTCCGCAATCGTCGCAGTGCGCATTGGCATCTGGCTCTATCACCGTTCCGACAATCCACGCGAGTTAATCCCGGGGAGAAAAGACGATGACAACTCATGAGTTGCTTTTGCTTATTGCCAATGCGGTTATCTGTTCAGGTATAGCGATCCGCGTCGGTACATTCCGGCGTAATGGATCGCAGCATCGCAGATGGGGAGGGTGGATCGCTTACTTCCTCATTGTGGCCGCTGCCAGTATTCCTCTCCGTGCCGCTTACGCTCTCTGGTATCACACGCCAATGGCCGCCGATTTATCGGAGGTCGTTATCAATGCTGTCATGCTTGCCGCCGTTCTGAAGACACGCGGCAACGTCGTACAGATTTTCAAAATATCGAGGTCTCAACATGGACATTAACCAGTTCCGGCGCGCTGCCGGTATCACTGAGCAACTGGCTGTGCGCTGGTACCCACACATCACCGCAGCGATGAAAGAGTTTGGCATTATTGACCCGAAGCACCAGGCAATGTTCATTGCCCAGGCCGGGCATGAAAGCACGGGATTCACCAGGTTGGTGGAGAACTTCAACTACAGCATTGCCAGACTGGCTGGTTTCATCCGCGCAGGCCGAATTACTCCTGATCAGGCCAGTGCGCTTGGACGTAAAACCTATGAGAAGGTTTTGCCACTAGAGCGACAGCGGGCGATCGCCAACCTTGTTTACAGTAAGCGATACGGTAACAACGGTCCTGGCGATGGCTGGAAATACCGGGCGCGTGGCCTTATCGGGATAACATTCCTTGATAACTACCGTGATTGCGGTAATGGATTAAAGGTTGATCTGGTTGCGCAGCCTGAACTGCTGGCGCAGGATGAGTATGCGGCCCGCAGCGCGGCGTGGTTTTTCGCCACCAAAGGCTGCATGAAGTACACCGGCGACCTGGTGCGCGTAACGCAGATCATCAATGGCGGGCAGAACGGCATCGACGACCGGCGCGCGCGGTACGTCACCGCCAGTAAGGTGCTTTTATGATCTGGGTATTCGTGAAAGCATACTGGAAACAGTTTCTTATCATAGTGATGCTTGCTGCTCTGGTCATCGGCGGTGTAGTTGCCTGGAATGTACACGGCAGACGCCAGTACGATGCAGGGTATGCACAGGCACAGACTGATCAGAAACAGGCTGATGATAAGGCCAGGTCACAACGTGATCAGGAGAAAACACAAATTGAACGTGAAGCACAATCCCGTATCGATGCAGCACTTATTGATGCTGAGTTTGCTAATACCGCTGCTGACGGCCTGCGCGCCGAACTTGACAAAACCAAGCAACTCGCCGAACACTATACCGGACCTTTCCCCACTGGCACGCCAGCCAGCAAGGTCATCGGTGTGCTCGCCGACATGCTTGAAGAAAGCAACCGAGTTTACAACGCAACAGCAGCTGAGGCTGAAAAGTATCGGATTGCAGGAGAATCCTGCGAAAATCAATACGACTCACTGAGGAAGAAAAAATCGGGGCACTGATTTCCGTTGACGGTATATAAAACGGTACGGTGAAAGTCGGTTGTGAGAAAGTTGTTATCACTCAATTGGTTATGTTTATCGTAAATAATTGAGTGGGAATAATATCCCCACACGTCACTGACGGATAATCGACAAAACCCTCTGTTTAGACAGGGGGTTTTTGTTTTATTTGGGCGTATAAAAGACCAAATGGCGTCTGTCTGAAATAACAGGATTAACGTTGAGCAGGCGTTTCGACAGACAGAGTAGACTGTTGCGCGTCTTTTTTGTCCTGATGATGATGCCAGGCGCCGATAGAAGAGTAGACAAAACGTCCAAAAAAGAAGATAAAGCTGATAAGCAATACGATACGGGTCATGCGACTGTTAAATCGATGTCGTTTTCGCAT